GGCGAAGCTGAACCATATTTGATGAATGATGCACGACTTCAGACATGGGCTGCTTTGTATGATCGTAGCATTACAGCAATTTCTACTGCCGACCAGAATGGTGAATACGGTGGTCAACCTATGTCAATGTCTGTGAGGTAAATCATGGCTGAAATTTCGAACTATTTGGAAAACGCATTAATTAACGGTACGTTACGTGCTACTAGCTACACTGCGCCGACTACTACTTTTTTAGCTTTATATACCAATGATCCTACAGATGCGGATACTGGTACTGAAGTCACAGGTGGCTCGTATGTTCGTCAATCGATCACATTTAGCTCACCATCTAACGGTGCTACGTCTAATAGCTCTGCGATTGAGTTTCCTCAATGTACGGCTGATTGGGGAATTATCACTCACGTTGGCATTCGTGACGCTGTAACGGCAGGTAATCTCTTGTATCACTCAGCACTAGATACGAGCAAGACTATTAGTAATGGCGATATATTTAAGATAACATCGACTAATCTTTCAGTAACTTTGGCGTAAGGAGTAAATTATGTCCACTATCGTTACTCGTGCTGGCAAAGGTTCTGCTCTTAGTTATGCTGAGGTTGATGCAAACTTTACAAACCTAAATACAGACAAATTGCAGTCTACTAGCAGCGCAGCAATACTTACGCTGACAAGTGCGTCTATTGGTGTTTTAACAGCTACAAGTGCATCTTTGTCTGTTTTAACTGCTACTAGTGCTTCTATTAGTGCGCTTACAGCTACTAGCTCTACGTTAACTAATCCGACAGTTAATAACTATACCGAAGGCGTAGTTGCTATTGGTACAGTTACATCAGCCAGCACATTGTCATTGACTAACGGCACAGTTCAGACAGCTACTCTCACAGCTTCTACTGCTTGTACGTTCACTATGCCTACTGCGACTGCTGGTAAGTCATTTGTTCTTCTATTGAAGCAAGCTGCATCGACTGGTAACGGTACTGCGACATTTACTGGTGTGAAATTTGGTACGGCTGGTGCTCCGACAATTACTGCAACGGCTGGCAAGATGGATATTCTGACATTTGTTAGCGATGGTACTAACTGGTACGGCTCTGTAGCAGCAGGTTACACACCATAAGGAGTCAGGATGTTTGCTTTTACTAAATTAATGCAAGCAATGGCTGGTGGCTCTGTTGCTCCATCAAGCGTAAGTTACCTTGTCGTGGCTGGCGGCGGCGGTGGCGCGGGTTCTCAAGGCGGTCAGACAAGTGGCGGCGGCGGCGGTGCGGGTGGCTACATAGAATCAACACTAGCTGTTGCTGCTTCAACCAATTACACAGTTACTGTTGGTGGATACGGTGCTGGTGGTGTGTCTGGAAACAATAACGGCAGTCCGGGTAGCAATTCTGTTTTTGCTTCAATTACGTCTGTTGGTGGTGGTTACGGAGCTAAGTCAGGAACGAGTGGTAACGTAGGTGTTGCCGGCGGCTCAGGTGGTTCGGCGGGTGGTTCTGGTAACAACACCAATACGGCTGGTACATCTGCACAAGGTAATCAAGGCGGCGCAGCTACAAATACAGCCAACTATGGCGCAGCTATGGGCGGCGGTGGTGGCTCTGGCGCGGCGGGTGGAAATGGGGTTACTTCGACCGGTGGTAACGGCGGTTCTGGAACGCAGACTTCAATAAGCGGAACTGCTTTGTTCTACGCTGCTGGAGGCGGAGGCAATGGCGATAGCACACAAGGCGTAGGCGGTTCTAGTATCGGCGGCAATGCTGGTAATTCTACGTCTCCTGAACTTCCTAGTGCTGGAGCTGTTAATACAGGTTCAGGTGGCGGCGGTGCTGGCGCGGCTGGCGCATCAAAAGCAGGCGGTAACGGCGGTGACGGTATTGTAATTATTAGTTACCCATCTACTAATGCTGATTTAGTGTCTATTGGTGGTGGTTTAACTTACACAAAAACTACATCTGGTGGTAATACCATCTACAAATTTACTGCTGGTACTGGCACTATTTCATGGTGATTGATATGGCACACTACGCATTTCTAGATAGCAATAATGTAGTTACAGAAGTCATTCCCGGCAAAAACGAGGGTGAAGATGGTATTGATAATTGGGAACAGCATTATAGTGATGTGCGTGGTCAAGTATGCAAACGTACTAGCTATAACACGGTAGGAAATGTTCACCTAAATGGTGGCATTCCGTTTCGCGGTAATTGCGCTGGCATAGGTTATATATACCGTGAAGATATTGATGCTTTTGTTCCTCCGCAACCGTATCCAAGTTGGATATTAGATTCTAATGTTATTTGGCAAGCACCAACATCTATGCCTACTGATGGTGGTATTTACTCATGGAATGAGGAATCTCAGACTTGGGTAGAGGTAAATGGCTAACAATTATGTCGATTTTGATTACTGGATTCAGGGCTACGGTGAAGATGACCTAAGTTCTCCTGATCTATACGTTGTCGCTGGCTATTGGGATTCTGGCTATTGTGAGAACGAAGGTATTAGTGCGTCCATTATCGGTAACGTAACGGTATTGGCATCAGGATTAGCAATATATGGCGGTAGAGCAAGCATTACAGGTACGGCTACTGTAACGGCTGTAGGTGATTCTGCTCCGGCTATAAGAGCAAGTATTACTGGTTTAGCTACGGTAACGGCTAACGCTACGTTTGTAACTGTTGGAGCTGCTTCTATTAATGGTACAGCTACAGTTAATGCAAATGGTAGCTCAGTATTTTCTAGTTCTGCTGCTATTACAGCCAATGCAGATGTGGGTGCTATTGGTGATGTTATTGGTTATCAATGGACTGTAGTAACTCCAGAATCAACTACTTGGGCTAAACAGTAATGGCAAAGCAAAAGATTATCTTCGGTGAGTGGTTGCCAGACCAGCCCGGTGTTACTGGTGCAATAACTGATGCCTATAATTGTTATCCAGTTACTAATGGCTATGCTCCATTACGTGAAGCAGTAGATTACTCATCTAATGCAGGTCAGAACTTGTTAGTCGCATTTGCTGGTAAGTTTTCTGGTGCATCTACGCTATTTGCTGCTGGTGCTACACAGATTTACAAGTTTAATCCTAGTAATACTGGCTTAGATGCCTTAACGACTACTGGATATTCTACTGTTGAGGCATGGGATATTACTCAGTTTGGCTCTAAGATGATTCTAGCTAACGGTGCAGACCAGTTACAGGCTTATGATTTAGGATCATCGACTTACTTTGCTGACTTGGCTGCTGCTGCTCCTGCTGCTAAATTTGTGACTGTAGTTCGAGACTTTGTTGTAGCTGCTAACGTAGGTGGTGAGGAGAATAAGGTCTACTGGTCAGATATTAATGACGAGACTGACTGGACTCCGGGTGCTGCTTCTCAGTCTGACTCTCAGGTAGTACCTGATGGCGGTGATATTACAGGTCTAGCGGGTGGTGAGTACGGTCTAATCTTCTTAGAACGTGCTATCTATCGTATGTCGTATGCAGGTAGTCCGTTTTTCTTTCAATTTGACGCTATTTCTAGGACGTTAGGCTGTATGTCTAACGGTTCTATCGCTCAGTTTGGGAATTTAACGTACTTTCTAGCTGATGATGGCTTTTATATGTGCGATGGTAAGTCTGTTAAGAATATCGGACTAGAAAAGGTTAATCGTTGGTTCTTTGATAATGTCAGTTTGAGCGAAATCCAGACTGGTATGAGCGCAACCATTGATCCAGTACGTAAGTTAGTTATCTGGAACTTTAAGAATAACTTCGGTCGCAGATTCTTGCTGTATTACTCTATCGATTTAGATAAATGGTCGTATGGCTTAACTGACGTGAACTTCTTAGCGTATGGACTGACACCTAGTGCCACACTTGAGCAGTTAGACATTTACTATTTTGATAGTACAAACCAGAAAACTGGTACGTATACACAAAGTAGCACTACCGTTACTGTTACTGTAACGGATCATGGGTTAGAGACTAATGCTTATGTATTATTTGATGCGACTTCTGGTGCTGGAGTAGATGGAACATTCCAAGTAACAAGAACTGGCGCAAATACATTTACATTTACAGCCGCAACTGGTGCGACTATTACTACGTCAAATTGCACAATTACATTGCCAAGTATTGATAACACGGCAGAGCAGATACCGTTAGATTCACGTACTTGGGCTGGTGGTCAGCTTATATTCGTTGGCGTTAGAAATCAGAGAATTGTAGTTTTCTCTGGTGCATTGCAAGCTGCATATATTACTTCTGGAGACATTGACATTGGACGTTCTATTATCACATTGGCAAAACCTATTATCGATAATGGAATCGCGTCAGTTGCAGTTGCCAGTAGAAAACTATTGTCAGATAGCGTCGAATTCGGAACAACAGCCGTACCAGACTCAGACAACAGAGTGCCATTGAGAGCTAACGGTAATTACCATCGTATTAAGGTAGCTCCGACTAATGCTAATTGGGAAACTATTGTAGGTTGTGAAATTGAAATTACTCAGCAGGGCAATCGATGACTAGATCAGTACAGTTTCGTACTCTACCTGTATTCGGTGCTGATGAACGCTCTGTTAGTGAGGTTGTCCGTGGGATCATGGACGGTAAGACGAACAATACTGGTACGGTTAGTTTAGCGACAGGCAATACTACTACTACTACGCTATTTGACGATCGTATAGGCAACGAGAGCCTTTTATTCTTTACTCCTGTATCTGCGGCTGCGTTTACTGATGCGATGCCCTACGGAGCGTTTCAGGACTCTACGAACCAGACTGCTGCTAATACTACGACTGCATATGCTATTACATTAAATACAACTGACTACTCCAATGGAGTATATGTATCCAATAGTTCACGGATTAATGTCAGAAATGCAGGTGTTTACAACTTGCAATTTTCTATTCAATTTAAGAATACGACTAATAGCAGCCAAGATGCAGATGTATGGTTTAGAAAGAATGGAACGAATATAACTGCTTCTAATAGTAGATTTGGTATTCCGGCACGACATAGTTCGGGCGATCCTAGTCATATTATCGCTGCATTAAATTACTTTATTGAACTAGCTGTAGGTGACTATCTTGAGATAATGTGGCGAGTTTCTGATACTGGCGTAACGATTGAAACATTTGCGGCAGGAACTAGTCCGACTAGACCGTCAGTACCTAGCGTTATTACTACGGTAAACTATGTTTCTCCTAATGCTTCAACTA